ACCACACAGACACCTTCAAATCGTTCCAACGGTTTTACTGCTCGGTAATAAAAAAATACTGTAACCTAACAGGTAAATAATTGGGACACCCCTGGGAGGGTAGGGTACCACTACGCTACGCAGCAGCCTTAGCTACGCCGGAGCTTAGCTACCACACAGACACCTTCAAATTCTCTGTGAACTATATCTTCTACCACACAGACACCTTCAAAGGACCGGTGGCGAGCGGGGTCTTTGCCGTTCAGTGTGGGGTCCACATATAAAAGAAAGGAAAATTGGGCCTTGGTAATGCAAACCACACAGACACCTTCAAATTGGGCCCTCAAGTTATGGGCTTTGAGTAGTGGAGCTTTTAAATTGGGCCTATGTAGAATAAATATATATTGGGCTAGAATAATAGTAGTTTTATTTAATTCATATATTTGAATACGTACAAGTACGTATTCATACACTGGAATTCATAAATACATCATATTCATCTCCTACATCTATATCCTCAACTGGTGCCTCTTCCATCATTAGGATGTCTATAACTTGTACCATATCTTCTTGCTTGAATTCCCCAATTGTAGACTCTTTGTACATTATTTTGAGGCAGTGTTTGATGCCTTCCTCTAAGCTGTTGAAGTCGATTGGTGGGATGATCCCCTGGTGCCTGTATGGTATCATGAACTTCTTCTTGGCTAATGCTGGTGACTTTGTTGATGATAGTTCAATCTGAACAAGGAATGAACTGTCTTCCTGCAACTTCACATCTATGATGAACTCCATACCCCTCCTGTTATTGTATGTGATTGTCATGTTTTATGCTGTGGATTGTACATGAGTCTTGCCTTCTTAAATAATGCCAGGAATTGTGATATATGGAGTGGAATCAATTACGTGGTTAATTGTTGTTCATATATATATATTAGTGGAGATAGGTATGTTTGGTAGTGACGTTAATGTGTAAAGCTATGTAGCATAGTAATGACTAATTACTTTAGATTATTATGGCTAAATAGATAATAATATAGTATCATGAAAGAAAAATCAAATAGTAATAGTTAAAAAAATATAAAACAAATAAAACAAATTAGTAAAATCGTTCCAACGGTTTTACTGCTCGGTAATAAAAAAATACTGTAACCTAACAGGTAAATAATTGGGACACCAAAGGTAAATGGGACACCGATACACTGGTTCCCCTATTAGGTCCTCAATATCCAATTTCCAAAAATACCC